GCTGCCGCTTTCATGGCAGACGCTACAAAATTCGTTAAGTTCGTCTAACCGAAAGGCGGCCTAACCCGCCATGACGCAGATTTACCAAGTAGCGCATAAAACGCTATTAGACAACTACGCAGTAATAGAAACCCTTACACCTAACGAAGTGTACGTAGGCGCGTCTATTGTCGTAGCAGGCGTTGACGCAACTTTTAACGGTACTTACACGGTTTACAACGTACCCGAATATTTGTTTGTTGGCGTAGACGACGAAGGCGACCTACTTTTCAATTACCAAATACCCGTACCTTTTCAAATTTTGTACGCAAAAACAGCCGACGACGTAACGCGCACGACAGCAACGGGAACCGTAACGCTAGGTACTATCCCTACAACGTGGATTACATCCGGACAGGTCGAGGACTGGTTAGGCATAGGTACAGCGTCGGCACTTGATACCGCTTTTCTTACTCAATGCGCGGCAGCTTCTAACGCTTTTTGTTTTCAACGACGTTTAGAAAGCGGGTACATAGACGCAAAAGGTACAAGCCCAAGCGACAGCGTTACCCTGGGCACTATCGCCTATGCAGGTTTTTTGTATAGACAGCGTGGCGCGGTAACAGATTTTGCCAGTTTTGACGGCCTGCCCGCAGGTAACAGCGTTGGCCTGTCGCCAATGATTAAACAGCTACTAGGTATTCCACGCCCGCAGGTTGCCTAATGCCTGTTGCTTTTACAGACCTGTTTAACGAAGCGCTAGACGACCTGGCAGCGTCGCTAAACACCATTACAGGGCTACAGGTAGTAACAGACCCCCGCAACCTTGTACCGCCTTGCGCGTTTATAGACGCCCCTACGTTTACCGTGTATTCAAATAACGTCGTAGAAATGACGTTTCCAATACGCATAATTACGTTAGGGCCTGGCAACCTTGACGCGCAACGGTCACTACTAAACCTAGCTAGCAAGGTAATTACCAAGAAAATTGGTGTAACCGAGGGCCGCCCAACTATTGCGCTAATCGGCGGCAGCGAACTACCCGCCTACGATTTAAGCATTACCCTACAAACCCAGGCAACCGCCTAAGATAGGTGCATATGAAATACGAAATAGTTAGCCCCCGTATCGGTACACCTGGCGACGATTACGTACCGGTTGACGGCGTAAACATTGACGCGCTAGTAGCAGGCAATTTTATTATTCAATCCCCCACCACGGCGCCTAAAGGTGCTAAAACTAAGACAGACACAAACAAGGAGTAAACACCATGGCGACATCAACGTATTTATCATCACCAAATTTAGTAATTAACTCGGTCAGTTTGCAGGACCAATGCCACGGCCTAACTTTTACGCGCAATATTGAAGCCCTGGAATCGACGGTATTCGGGGTTAATTCCCGCGTTTACGTGGCGGGTTTGGAAAACTCTACTTTAAGCTGTGACCTATTTTTATCGTTTGCAGCTTCCGAAACTTACGCCACATTGAAAGCGCTAATTGGCACGTCTACTACCGTTTCGTGGTCTAGCAGCGCAACAAGCCCAGGCACGGCAACGAACCCAACCATGACGCTTACAGGGGCCTATCTACAAGAATTGCCATACGAAATGGCCCTGGGCGCGCTAGGTGAATTAAGTATTACTTTTACGGGCGGAGTTTATAGCGTCCTCGAAGTTTAATTAAACGCCTGTAAAGGCCCGACACAAAAGGCAGAAAATGAAACTTACGCTAAAAGTAGAAACAGCCGACACTACTTATGAAGTAGTAACAAACCTGTACGTAATGATTTTATGGGAACGCAAATTTAAACGTAAAGCTTCCGACATGGCAACCGGCATAGGCCTAGAAGATTTATCTTTTATGGCATATGAAGCGTCTAAGTTAAACAAAATTGTTGTACCTGCAGATTTTGACAGTTTCGTTAAAGGCTTAACAAACATTGAAGTAGTCGACACCGAGACCGTAAACCCCACCTAAGGGGCACCCACGCCCGCCAGTTATGCGAACTACTGGTAGCTATTTCGTGGTGGCCCCCGTCTATACCGTTTGACATAGACGACTTAGCAACTGTTGTTACTGTATTATCAGACAACAACAAACAACGAAAGTAACCGCTATGGGCCAATTACCGTTACAAATTGAAGGTATACAAGAAACCTTAAAATTGTTAAACGACATTGACCCTAAATTTAGGCGTTTGGTGACTAAACAAATTAAAAGCGCTGGCGCGTCTATCCTGTCCGAAGCCCGCCAAATGGTAGCGGGGTTTGATAACTCAAAAGGTAACGGCGCCCCATTGTCCGGCATGGTTCGCGGCAACTTGGTTAAAGGCCGTGAAACTACGTGGCGTACTGACGCCGTACAAAAGGGCTACAAAATTAAGGTAGGCGTACGCGGCACAAAAGAACGGTACGTTAATTTTGATAAAGGCGGCTATACCGAACAAAAAGTATTTGGCGCTAAGCCTTATCGTTTAATGACCGTACAAAGCGCCGACGCTGCAGGCGTCATCTATGACCATGCAGGACGCAACACTACGGGGCAATTTGTTACAAACTTAAACATTGAGGAAGGCAACCAACCGCGCGTTATTGACGTTGCCGTAGACAAAAACAAAGAAGCCGTAACAGCCGAGGTACTTAAAGTAGTTGAAAAAGTTATGGCCGTAACCAATCGACAAATGAAGGTTCGCTAATGGCCGGTATAAATATCCCGATTATTACGTCGTTTGCCGATAAGGGAATTAGTGCAGCCGAAAAAGCGTTTGGCAAGTTTGGTAAAACAGGTGTAGCGGTAGGCGCCGCGTTTGCAGCTACAACGGCTTTAGTAGTCGCAGGTTTAGGCAAGGCAGTTAACGCCGCTATCGAGGACCAAAAAAGCCAAGCGCTACTAGCCAAACAGTTAGAAAACACTACGGGCGCGTCACGTATGACTATCGCCGCTACCGAGGAATTAGTAAGCCAAATGCAGTTTGCTACAGGCGTAGCCGACGACCAGTTACGCCCCGCGTTGGGTTCGCTAGTACGTGCCACAAATGATTTAACTACAGGGCAAGACCTGTTAAACCTTGCGTTAGATGTGTCTGCCGGTACTGGGCGCGATTTAGAAACCGTGTCGCTGGCATTAGGCAAGGCCTATAACGGCAATTTAGGCGGCTTAACAAAACTAGGTATAGCGCTAGACCCCAACATTATTAAAACTAAAGATTTTGGGGCAGCCCAAGAGGAACTAGCCAAACAGTTTGGCGGTGCTGCAGCTGCAGCCGCTAACACATATTCGGGGCAACTAAAACGCCTGGGTACCGTGTTTTCGGAATTGAACGAAACTATCGGTTACGCAATTCTTAATAACAAATACGTTAAAGACGCCATAGGGCTATTACCTGGCGCGGTTGACGCCGCTATAAAGGCGTTTGGTACGGGCGGGTTTGGCGGGGCGCTTGACGCTTTCGTAGCCAACATGGGCGTAACAGGCGCGTACATACAAAAATTTACGGTTTCGGCGTCGCTGCAATTTGCGCGCATGAAGCTAGGAATACTTGACGCCATTTCGGGCAGCCTATGGGGTTTAACCGGTTTAATTACTGGCCTAGACAGCGCTACCAGGTCCGCAAAAAATAACGTAGCCAATTTGGAATTACAATTTACGGCAACAATTTTTTATATATCGGATTTAACAAACAAGTTAAACGCAAACGTTGCAGCGCAACGGTCTAACGGTGCAGCGTCGGACAGGTTAAGCGGCCAGGCAGAAGCGTTAGGCGTAAAGTTGGCGCCAGTTGTCGAGCAGTTAGACAAGGTAGGCGGGGCAGCCAAAAAAGCGGATACCGCCGTAACCGACGCCGCTAAAGCATTACAAGAGGATTTAACAAAAGCATTAGACGCAGCCAAAACAGGATTAGACGAAGCCCAGGGCGCGTTTGACGGGTTCGCCGAAAGCGTGTCAACAGGCCTACAAGACGCATTTAGTTTTAAAGACGCTAAAGACGCAGGCGACGACACTGGTAAAGGTTTCTTATCCGGTCTACGTGACCAAGTAGCAGGGATAAACAGGTATAGCGCCGACGTGGAAGCGTTGCTAAAAGCTGGTTTATCGCAAGACGCCTTAGCAGCTGTATTAGCTGCAGGCGGTGAAAGCGGCGCGGCTATTGCTGCCGAACTTATTAAAGGCGGTTCTACTGCCATTATTGAAACTAACGCCCTAGTCGAAAGCGCCAAATATGCAGCCAATTTAATCGGTCAATCTGCAGCCCAACAATGGTACGGCGCGGGTGTATCTAACGCCCAACAATATTTAGCCGGTGTTGAAGCCGCTTTCGCTGTAGCCCAAGCAAGGTTAGGCGCTAAAGGAATAAAGTTAGCCGACGTTAAAGGCATCTCGGCAGGGTTTAACGACGCTATTAGCGCGCCAGTTGCCGCGCCTATTAGTAGGCCTAGTACTGGCGGGCCTAACGGCGGCAGTTTTACAATTAACGTAAACGGCGGTTTAGCGTCTAGCGCCGAAATTGGTAAAGCCGTTGTAAACAGTATTCGCGCGTTTAATCTTACTAACGGCCCTGCAAATATTGCGGTTGCGTAATGGCTACCGCGTTACTTAACGGCGGCCCCGACTACCTAATAGAACTAGATACAGGCGCAATAGTTGACGGTTTCGAGCTTGACGACGCCGTACGCGGCGTCTTGAATAACCCCGATTACGTGCTAGACGGTACGACAGATTTTGCCGATATTACTATTTATGTTGAAACCGTAAATATTAGGCGCGGGCGACAACTGACAACAGACCAAATAAACCAAGCGGGAACGTGCAGTTTTACAATGACAGAAACTGCAATAGACCAAAACCTAAACCCGCTAAACGACGCAAGTATTTATTACGACACGGCCCAAGACATACCAGGTTTAGCGCCGTTGCGTATTGTGCGCGTATCACGTGACGGCGAATACCTGTTTGTAGGCCGTGTCACAAACTACGACTACCAATACAATTTAGGCGGCCTTGATTTAGTAACCGTAGTTTGCGCCGACGACTTTTATTTACTTAGCCGTACAGCTTTAGCCACGTTTACACCTAGCGCCGAAACTAGCGCCGCCCGCCTATCAACTATTTTGGCACGCCCCGAAGTTGCCTATACAGGCGCTACAAGCATTACGGCAAGCCCTGTAACTACCCTGGGAAACTACCTAGTAGAGGACAACAGCCAAGTAGCACAATACATAAATCGTATAAACGAAGCCGAACAAGGCCGTATCTTTTTGTCACGTAGCGGCGTATTAACCATGCAACCGCGTATAACTAGTTCGTTTAGTAGTCCGGCGCTTCAACTATCCGATGCAGGCAACGTACCGTACAACGCGCTAACTATAGAATTTGACGCTTCAAACGTAGTTAACAGGGCTTCAATATTGCGCGAAACAGGTACAGCCCAAGTAGCAACCGACGCAACATCTATAGCCCAATATTTTACGCAATCAGTAGAACAAACCGACAGCCTTTTATCGAGCGACGCCCAAGCGTTAACCCTGGCCGATTATCTTTTGGTTGCCCAACCGTCGCCGCGTTATACGTCGGTAGGTATATGGTTTGGCAGTTTGACCGGTCCGCAACGTACAAGCGCTGCCGTCATTGAAATAGGCGACTTAATAGAAATAACCAAAACCGAAACGTTTGGAACTGTCACCCAGGAACTGTACGTAGAGGGTGTCGACCATATGATTACGTTTGAAGGCGGCCACGCTATGCGCTATTACACAAGCCCCGCAAGCCTGGTTTACGATTTTATTTTAGACGACCCAATTTACGGCGTTTTAGATATCGCCGACCCACAACCCGCATTAAGTTAGGATAAAAATATGGCTATTCAAAGTTTCACCGTTGGGCAGATTTTAACTAGTGCGCAACAAAACGCGTTACAGGGAAACGATTACAACCAAACAGTATCGACTAAGACCGCTAACTATGTTTTAGTAGCTGCCGATAAAGGCACGCGTATTGCTATGAACGCTGCAGGCGCTACAAGTATTACGGTTAATACGTCGCTATTTTCTGCAGGTGACACGCTTTTTATACAAAACATAGGCGCGGGTACCTGCACTATTACAGCCGGTACCGCAACGGTTACAACGGCTAGCAGTTTGGCGTTGGCACAATGGGGGGGTGGCACGCTTTACTTTACTAGTGCTAGTGCTGCAATTTTTTTTAGCCAACAGGCAGCGTCATACGGTGCCGCTACAGGTGGCACATCATCAGCAATCACGGTTGGCGGCGTAGGTTACACGCTTCTAGCATTTACAACAGATGCAACATTGACCGTTACTCGAAGCGGTTACTTTGATGTTGTGATGGT